TCCGTATTCTATAGACTCATCATAAATTTGTGTACCTTCAACAATAACAAGCACGAATAACAATGTCATTTTTTAAAACTATCGTTTAGTGAATCTAAAACTTGGTCAATATTGGGCGGTTTACCATGAGGGTCATAACGGCAAGAATACTCGATTGGGCAACTCCCTTCAACCACTAGCGTATATGTATCGTTTGCGCCCTTGTATAAACATACTTGTTGTCCATTCTTTGCTTTCACTCTTCTATATCTCCTACACGTTATATACTTTGGGTCTTCTCTTATGCCTTTTCTAATTTCTTGTTCCCATGTCCAATCACTAAACTTTTTTAGAAAACAGCTAAAACATTGTATTATATTTTCCGATTTTGCTAAATATATGATTTGCCCATCGACACACAGCCATTCAAACGTTTCTTGTCCACCTTCTTTTCTTATACAGTTATCCGAACCACCCTCTGTCCAACCCCATGAGTGAGTAAATGAGAAGACCCAAAAAACCAATACCAACACTAAGAACGATGACAAGTACCACAATAGTGATAACTTTTTCTCTGAATTTCTGCTTATCGTAAACCTCCTTTTGTCTTCTTTTTCTTATGTCTGCTTCCATCCGTAGTAATTCGTCCCATTTTGACTGTCCGTGACTGTATTGGATGAATGTTCTCAGGTCATTTCTTTGTTGTTCTAACTGGGTCTTAGCGGTAAATGCTTCGATGGCTTCTTGTTCAATACTTTTGCCACTTACAACTTTTCTAAACAACGATGGGTTTTTTGCTGACTTGTGTGCATTATCAATATCGGAAACCGCACCCATCCACCTAGATAGGTCTTGCGACATAGATTCAAGCTCTCGCCCTGCATGAAATGCCCTTTTTAAGCCATTAAATGCGGTACTGGCAACTGTTAAGCTTGCACTAATGCTTATGGGGTCAAACATTTAAAAACCCCCCTGTATCCAAGTTATAGCACTATAGTGTTGAAGATTACACCAAAAGAACTGAGAACATAAAAAGCGGTTATAGAAATGACTATTCTTTCAAGTCGTGACACCCTACGTTCCATATCCTGTCTAAAATGGTACATATCGTTTTTTAGAACACTCAGTTCCATTAATATTGCATTTATGTCTGATTTGGTCATTATCCTGCTTGTGAGTCCTCTATGTTTTTTAGTGTTTCATCGGTTTTTAGAGATGTTGAAAGTTTTTCAACGTAATCTTTTTTTGCTATTTGGTAAATATCTATTTGTCTAATTAATCCACTTAGTTCATTTATTTTATTTTGGCATAAAGTTATTTGATCGATTAATACTTTCTGGTCATTTTTTAGATCGTCTAAAGGGTATTCTTTCCCATCTATTGTTATTACTTTTGATTGGTCTGTCATGTGCTATTCTCCACATGGTCAGCATAGGCTTTCTTGATTGCATCTGTGTGAAACTGTGCCACCATTGCTTTTACATCAGCACTTTCTTTCGAACTGTCGCTATCGGGTGCTACAACATGACGATGAAAAGAACGTGATATTTCTACACCATCCTCTTTGATTACTGTTGCTGTTCTGACCTCTATATGTTTGAAGTCACCCACGACACTTATTTTGTCTTGTATTTCTTCTTTTGTTATTGCCATTTTTATCTCCTTAAGCAGTAATTGAGTAAACAATTGTTCCGTCTATTCTAGCACCAGAATTATGAACACTTGATACACCTATATTATTTGTACTAGTGGTAGATGTACCTGCACAATTCATTACGTTCAAATTAGTGCCATTAGATTGACCCACTAGCGCCAGTTGACTTGTACTCATATTATTTGTTATATTATTTACGATTCCAATACATCCTTGTGCTTGAGTATTTGTTGTAGCAAAAGCAAAGGGAAGACCTGCAATTAATAAACTGCCACCACCACCAGAAGGCGTTCCAGTTGCGATAACTACAAAGGTTGCACAAACCATATCTCCAACTTTAGTATATTTTCCATTTTGAACAGCATAAGAAGCTGATGGGTCACCCGATGAACCACCAAAGAAAGGTGTAAATGTCCCTTCCTCATAGTCATCTAAGAGATTAGCTGATGCGTCACCTCCAACAAGTAAACCTTGTTTAGCCTCCAGTCTACCACCAGAATGTATTTTTACAGCATGAACTAAACTACCACTAGAAGTCGTTTTAATATCAATATTATTTCCATTACTTGTATTGGATAGTGTGAATGGTGAGCCACTTGTAGTTAATGAACTTCCTATGGTGATTCCTGCATTAAATGTGGCTTTTCCTGATTCTGACATATCCAGTACGAGTGCATTTACAGCACCAACTCCACTGTCATTTCCTTGAAATGTAATATCACCATCTGCCGTAGGATTACTTAAAACACAACTTCCAGAAGAGTTTTTTATAGATATAAAACGATTACTTGAACCACTGTCTTGAAAATGAACATCCCCACCATCAGCATCAAGTATAATATCTCCTGCGACATCAAGCGTAAAATCTCCTGATGATAGGTCTAATTCAGTTCCATTTAGTGTAAAGTTGTCTACTGCAAGTGAATCAGCGGTTAATGTTCCGTTTATCGTAAGAGACTCAATATTGTCGTTTGTTTGGTCAAGGGTGAAAAGAGAAATAAAAGCGTCATTATCTTCATTTCTTATTTTAAGAATATTGTTTGTGGTGTCGTAAAATAACTGATTAGCGTATGTGGTTGAAGGTGCTGAAGTTCCAGAGTTTGTTGACCCTAATGCTTGTAACGCTGAATTTAAATCTGATCGAAACGATGCAAACCCTTGATTAGCTATTGATAAATCATTTTGCGACATTTAGCACTCCTAACTTGCTTTTTCCCCATATCCTCTAGCAACATAATCAAAAGTTCTGCTTACTGTTGCACTGGAACTATTAAAAAATTCTATTGTAAACCCTGTTTCACTTTTATTTGTTATAGCATAGAAATCGCCACTCGCCAAGTTTGAAGCGGAAATTCCTACACCTTGCAAAACTTTAAATGCAGGTGCATAAGTTATAGTTTTACCGCTTGTACTTGTACCGCTTACAACATCGCGTTCCGCTATAACTCTATCGGGCATATCTACAGTAACCGACAATGCTGATACTTGTTGTGTTGCTGTACCTTTTTGACTTGTCATTTGTAGTTTAAATTTAAATGCTCTTGCTTTGTAATCCCCTACAAAAAACTTTCTGAAATCTGTATAAGTAATATCAGGCGCAGTTGGATCACCTTCTGTTGTTGCTACCAATAATTCTGTGTTTGTATCGTCAAACTCCTGTGGATCACCATCAAATAAACCTGCTCTATCGTCAAAGTTTCCAGTAGCATCATCAAAAGAATTTACAAAGCTTATTCGTGCAACATTCATATTTGCTGTAACTCTACTGGTAAACACCCCACCCAAGTCTATATGCGTATCGAATTCATACGTTCCAGAACTTGCAACATTTCCTGAACCACCATCAAATAACCCCCCTGCATCGTCAAAATTACCTGCTACATCGTCAAATAGATTAGCTGTTCCTAGTTGTAATAAATTACCATCAACAACTACCATATTTGTTTTATTGCCTGTAAAATTAGGACTCTGAGTAGACGTTTCCACTAAATTCAAACCCTTTATGCTTTCAATTATTGCCACATTAGACACCGCATTTTCCGAACTATTACCGACTTTATCCACCGCTTTGATAAAATACGTTCCTGTCATTGCAGGTACTATCACTGTGTTAGCCGGTCTTGAAACCTTGTCAGCAATGTCTATCGAATTCGCGTATGTTGCTCCGCTTGTTTCTTTTGCGTGTCTTATTCTGTAGTGTGAAAGGTCTAAGTCGGACACTGGTGTCCATCCTAAATGTGCTTCTGTGCCTATGATATTCACACTAAAATTCGTTACATCTTCAGGTGGTAATGTTTTACCCACAACTTGATGCGTTGTGCTTACAAACACTGACCGACTTATTGAACTTACTGACCTTGCCCGAACATCATACACCACATTATCTTCAACATTGACTAATTCAAACTGTGCTGAACTACCTCTACCTAAGTTGATAAAAACTGAATCTGTGGACTTTTTGGCTTGCACTTCAAAATCCGTAATGAATAAGTCGGTAGCTGTAACATTCACCAATAACACCGCTATTGCTTCTTCATTTCGTGAACGTAATTCATCCGTGACCGAAATTGTAGGTGCTTGAACAAAGAAAGGGTTGGGAAGTGTAGTGTCTGGTATAGTTGGCAATGCTTGTTGTGTGCCGAATGTATAAAAGCTATCTTGATGCTCCGAACACTGTAAGCTTACTGTGTGGTCTGCATTTATTGATATTCTTTGTACCCTAAAGGCTTTTGCGGAAAATCCAGGGGTTGCATGGGTTACGTTTACAATATCCCCTACCGCTAAGTCTAAAGCTGTTCCATCGGCTCTGAGCGATATATCTAAACTTGAACGTGACCGCCTTAGAATTATTTCTGCCATTTCCTGTGCTTGATGGGCATTTGTTAGCATAGTATAATCAAATCGACCTTCTAAAAGTAATTCACCATCTTCTGTTTTCATGGTTGCGTGTTGGTCTGCGGAGTCTAAACCTGTTTCATCTACTGGTGGAAACTGTACTGTATCGGTCTGAAAGTTTTTATCTGGGTTTATAAAGGTTACAATAACCCTGTTATATCGGGAGTTTTTGTTTTTGCTTTGAATACTTATACCACCAATAATATTGTCCTCTGTCAGTGTTATTGATGCTGAGCCTGTGCTTTCCACTAGGATATTATATTTACCACTAGAAAAATTTAGATAAGATCGTGAGCCTTTTACAAATTCTTTGACGTTATTTATGGCTTTTCTGGATGTATCGACAACTATGTGACTATCTAAAAGGTCTATCGCACTTGCACCGCTAAAAGGGGTTATATCAGCATCACAAACATCTGTGGCGGTCTGCCAATCTGCAAAGTTACTATCAAAATAACTATTCGTTATCCCCATCCCGAACCTGTCATTTCTGAGGTAGTCTAATAGCTGTAGTATTGGATTATCGGAATATTCCCATGTTGTGCTTGTATCTGCTCTGTGGCTTCCGCTACCGCCTGTAATTGTACTATCTAAATTAGGATTGTATACTTTTCGCCCTTTTATAGTTGCTTGCACTCTTGGCAATGAACCAAATTTTTCTGCGTTCCATTCAAATCGTAAAGCAAGATAGGCTAAACCCTGTAGTCTATGGTTTGATGTCCATGAACTTACTTCCCCTAATAGTGATGAAGATGTTTGTGTGTCTGTGCCTAAATGTGCCTGTACTGTAATCAAACTGTTAGTGTTTTCGGTATCAAAGAAGTTAGCATCCGCACTAGTAACTGTTCTTTGTGTTCCATCGGTCAGTGAACCCGATAAAGTTACTTGGTGATTATTGACAAATAAAGTTTCAACGCTGTTTATTTCCCCTTCACTTAGAACCACCGCCATATATAGATATTGATTATCTGTGCCTGATGTTTCAACAAAGACAACATTACCACCAACTTTTCGTGTTCCATACACTACAGGAATACTTGAATTAGCGGTGAATTTATTTACTAATATTCCTCTTGCTACTTGTTCTTCAAACTCCTCCGTAAACTCTGGTATTTCTGGTTGGGGTGCTACCCAACTTATAACCTCATCTACTACGTCTACGACTACATCAACGACCCCAACCACTACATCTTCAACAACGTCAACTACACCTGTTACTACATCACCGACAAAATCTCCTACATCTTCAACAAAATCAATAATGTCTTGTACGAACCCACACATC